TGTACACGTAAGGGGTCGTCGGCAGCGTCAGATGTTTATAAGGGACAGTCGTTGATGGGGGCACCCCTGTTTGGTGAGGGGGTGGGGTGTTTGTTGCAGCCCCCCTCTTTGTTGTGGCCTACCCCACTGTTTGTATACACCCCCTGGGCTTGCTTCCATTCAGTATGTAGGCATACACTTAAGCCATCGGGAACGAACCCGATACCCCAACTACATAGAGAGGAGGAACCATGAACCAGGTTCTCACCATCATCGGCACGGTAGCGTCGGTGCTGGGACTGCTGGTCTCGCTGATCGCACTGCGGCTCACCTGGCCGCCGGACGGTAACGGCAAGCACCGGAAGTGAGAGACGGCGGGGATTGAAAATGACCGAACCATCTTCAATCCCCGCCCTCCTGGTCAGGGTACATCCTCTCGGGAAGGAACACCATGACTGAGACCGGCCGCCGCCGCGTCGTGATCGCCTCGCTGGCCGTCGCCGTCGTCCTGGCCCTGGGTGGCGTCGTGGCCGCAACGACTACCGCGCTGGCGCCCTGGGTGATCTGGGTCGTGAGCCTCTGCGTCGCCGCTGGCAACCTGGCCGCCGCCTTCGCCCGCCGCAACAACAACTAGCCCCCATCGCCCGCCCCGGAAAGGGGCGGGCACCCCGGAAAGGAACTCCCCATGGCCCGCTACAACTGGAACCCTGCTACTGCCTTCGACTACCCGGGCGCTGTCCTGGCCGCTACCGCCGATGACGGCGCGGTGATCCGCCTCCACCTGGATGCCTTCGACGACGAGATCGAAGCCGCCTTCGTGATCGAGACCGAGCCCGGCAAGTTCATCACCACCGAGGCGTCCACCGACTGGCCCGCCGTTGAGCGCTACCTGCCCCGCTCGGAGTGGCCCGAAGAGATCTACGCCGGCGAGCACGGCCCGTCGGAGCGCCACCCTGACCCGGCGGTGACGAAGGCTGTCGACGCCTACCGCCGGATGATCTTGGACGCCCTGGACGACTGACCATCCACCTGCCCGGCCCTCACGTCGGGTGTCGGGCCTGACCTGGAAGGAGAAGATGATGAGCGCTGAGACTGAGCGCGCGTTGGAGGAGGCTGTGATGGCGCATGTGGCCTCCGAGAGCGATGGTGACATGGTTGGTGCGTGGCTGCTGCTGGCGCAGACGGAGCGGCTGTCGGATGCGGAGGAGGGGCGTAGCGCCTACAACTCCCACCTGCGGGGGAACTCGTTCACGATGGTGGGCATCTGTGACGCTTGGAAGCACTCGGTCATGGTGAGCACGGTGAGTGACTCATGAGCGCCGAGGATGTCCCGAGCTTGATGGAACTGGACCGCCTGCGTTGTGAGGTGGAGGCGGTTCGTGAGGCGCTGGTTGAGGTTGAGGATCGGCGTCGGGCTGCGGCGGTGGCTGCGGTTCGGGGTGGTGCGTCGAAGGCGTCGGTGGCGTTGGCTGCCGGGGTGACCCGGCAGACGTTGGACAAGTGGCTGGGAGACTGGAAGCGCAAGCGCTAGGCACCTGCCCGCCCGGATGGTCGCAGCGGGGGTTCGACTCCCCCGCCGGGCACGACCCACCCAACACCCCCTAAGGAGACCCCCATGAACCTGTACACCACGCGCAACGAGGCAATTGAGCGCGAGATCCGCCAGCCCCTGGCCTCCGGCCTGGATGACCTGCTCGCCGACGGCGGCGCGGTCGAGGACTACTACGACATCGACGCGATCGCGGACGAGACCCTCGAGCTGTTCATTAGCCCCGGCAGGCCTGTCTGCTACTGCCTGCGTCCAGACATCTACCCGAGCCTGTTCTGGGATATCGCCGAACAGCACGCCCGCTGACCATAGCGAGGAAGGCGCCCCACCGGTTTGGTGGGGCGCCTTCGTCATGCGGCTTGTCGCCGGGATGCGGCGGCGAGTAGGTCGCCGACGTGGTATCGGCCGCCTTGGTCGGTGAGGTGGCCGCGGTGTTTCCAGAGCCGGATGGTGGCCGCCCGCGTTGGGTAGCCCGCCTGGGTCAACAGTCGCGCGCCTTCGTCGGGGGTGACTAGCCAGTCGGCGGCCGCCTCCAGGTGGCTCGCGAGGAGGGGCTGCAACTCCCACTGGGTGTCGCAGGCCGGGCACCTGGCCCATGAGGATCCCGGTGGGGCGTAGATGGGCTGGTCGCACACGCCCCGATCGTCTCCCAGGTCGGTGAGGCACCGGCCGTAGAACCTGGCATCCTCGGGGACGTCCACGAGCGCGCTGATGGCCCTGATGGCGGCGAGGACCTCGGGGATGAGGGCGGCTAGCTCGGGCCGGCCGGGGTGAGCGGACGCGCCCCTGAGCGCCCATGAGACCTCCGTCCACGTCTGCGGCGTGGTGGCCCCGAGGAGGTCATGCGTGATCCACTTCGCCCATTTGAGTAGCGTCCTCTCGTGGGCGCTGGCGGCCTGGACGACGCCCAAGCGCACGGGTGGCCGGCTGCACGGCGTGGTGGCCGCCCCGCCGCCTTGGCCGCGCCGTAGCCCGGCCTTGGCGGCGTCCAGGGCGCCCATGAGCGCCACGATGCCCTGTGCAGCCTCATCGAGCCGCCGGCAGGCCGTCACACTCACGTACCGGTCGCCCCGCAGCGGCTCCCCCGTCACCGGGCAGGAACGGGCCTCGGTGCTCACGCCAGGAACCCCACGGCAACGGGGACTCGGATCTCCCCACGCCACTCACCCAGTGGTGCGACCATGCCAACGCCCTGCCCGTCGGCGACCTCGCGGCGAATGAGATCCGGGTTGAGGACGTCGGCGAGGTCCGCGAGCTTCTCCCCGCCGATGGTGACCTGCCCGTCACGGATCGTGAGGATAACCTCCGCCGGGTACTGGTCAGTCATGGGCGTCCTCCTTCGAGTTGGCGGCCCGATCTGCGGCGTAGCGGATGGCGTCGGCGATCTGCTGGACGGCCTTCTCTGCCGTCTCAGCGCGCTCGCGGAGGCCCCTGATCTGGATGAGCGCGAGCCACATGGCGATGCTCAGGCACAGGGGTGCGAGCCCCGTCAGAATCCAGTGAATCCAGGCTCCCATCAGCGGTCCTCCTCCTCGATGATCTCGGCGGCCCAGGCGAGGGCTCGCGACCCGAGGGCTATCAAGGCCGAGCGCGGCGAACGCCCCTCGGACGTGCTGCCGGCCACGTCACCTGCCTGGCGGGCCAGTGTGGCCAGGTCCCCGCCGCATCTGCCCACCTCCGTAGCGGCGCGGTTGCGGATGCCCTCTAGCGCGTCTCGGCTGGGGTCTTCGAGGTCTGCCCAGGTGTAGGCGAGGCGCACTACCCAGGCCAGTCGATACCGCAGGTCTTCGCCTGTGTGGGTATCCCGGACGGCGGCGAGCAGTAGGGAGATGCGGTCATTGAGGGTGAAGTCTTCCAGGATTCCCCGCGCACCGATGTTCTTGGTGTCCGTGACGGCCCGGTCGAGCGCACTGGGCTTGTCGGCGGGCAAGTGCGAGGTGACATCCTGCACGGCCGCCACGAGGCTGCTGACCATATCGACGCCCCTGAACGCGTCCTGGAGCCGTTTGAGCGCGGAGGTGGGGACGGCCGTGACCTCCTCCCACTCGTCGATGGAATCGCGGTCTGCTTCGCGGGTGAATACGCATCGTGCGCCTATGTAGTTGCCGCTGTCGTCGACGCGCGCCGCGATCATATTCTCTTTCAGTTCGCCGAGGTCGAGGCCGCGGATGACGCGGATGAGGGGCGCTGTGGGCCAGTCGTTGTTGTTCATGGGTCAGCCTCCGATGATTGCGCGCCAGGTGGCGGTGATGATCCACAGGATGACGCTGATGACAGCGAAGGCGGCGGTGAGGGCGAGGATGATGCCGACGGCCTGCCCGAGGCGCTGACCGAACGATGGCGTGGGTTTCATGGGTTCTCCTAGGGGTGAGCGGGATTTGGGTGGGTTGGGGTGGTGGCTGGCCCCGGCCCAGCGATTGGGGCCAGCCACCAGGTCATTAGAAGGGGGGCTCGCCGGTGGGGGCGCCCCCGGTGCCCCACGGGTCCTGCGCCGCGGCGGGGATGTTCCCCGAACCGAACGCGGCCGGCTGTGCGGGCTGGCCGTGCTGGGTGGGCTTCGGGTGCAGCCCCCAGGTGTCCACGTTCAGGTTCAGGGCCGCGGCCGGCTGGCCGTCATTCCCCGCCCATGCGCGCACACCGGGTCGGCCGGCGAGGGTGAGGAGCTGGCCTTTCTGGACGTGCTCGCAGAACGTCTCCGCCTGGTCTCCCCACACGCTGGCTCGCACCCACACGGTGTCTCCGGCGTCAACCCACTGGCCTGTCTGCTGGTCGTATCGGCGGGGCGTGTAGGGGACGCTGACGTTTGCGACGGGTTTCCCGGATTGGGTGAATCGCATTTCGGGGTCGGCGGCCGCATACCCGGTGACCGTCATTTCAAGTTGGGGCCTCGCAGCCATTTCTTTTCCTTCCTGGGGAGTTGTTCACATTCTCGCGTTTTCGCTTGGGTTACGCGAATTGCGACACGCCGGGGCGAGATACTCCGCTATAAGGGCGGCGTCGAAATCAATCAGCCGAATCGGAATGATCTCGTCGTTACTGGACGCGAATCTCTTCCACGGGGTCATTTCGCGTCACCCGAAACGACGCCGAGAATCGTCGCGATATCCTTGCGCAGGAACCCCCTACCTGACTCGAGCTCCAAGAACGTGCTTGCGATCTGCTTCGACGCCTCAGTGTCAGGGTTCACTTCCTTCGCGAGAGCGATGAGGTTCGAGACCCGCATCTGGTCCGCGATCTCCAAGAGAGCACACACCTGCGCCTCAGCCGTCGGGTCCCCGTCATCGGTCGAGAACATGGTCGTCTCAGCCACAGCCCGCCACGACGGCGGCTCCGGGAACGTCGGACGCTCATCGAACTTCATGATTCCTCCTCAGGGGTGCACGTAGGGGCATAGGCGGGGGTGTAGACAATGGCGTAGGGGCCGTTCTCCTTGGGGAGTTCGATCACCTCACTGTTGGGGTCATGTCGGAGTGGAAACCAGCAGCCGGGGTCAACTCGCGCCCAGGAACACCCGAAAGCGTCGATAGCCACCGTCCCATCTGCGGCCCCACGCGACGCCGTTCCGCCAGCAATATCGCGCGGAGTTAAAGCCCGCGCCGCACGAAGCTCGTCTTCGAGGTCAGCGATTTGGTGGATGAGCGCGTAGATGTCGCCAACTACATCCCCGCAGCCGCACTTCTCGTATTCATAGTTCCTCAGCTTGTCGACAATCATGGCTGGGACGCTCATCTCTCCTCCAATCGCTCGATGCGGTCTTTGTACTCTTCGGCAGTGTCTATGGCTTCCTGAGCAAGGTTGCGCAGATACCTGACATCATCCAGGTCTGAGTCCTCGATGATTCGCATGAGCTCGTCATCGTCGTAGTCGTCGAGGGCGGCTTGGAGTTGCTGGATAGCATTCATGCTTGGGTCCCGTCCTGGTAGCGGGTGAGCCAGGCGAGGGCGAGGGCCCCGACCTGGGTGACTTCGGCGATGGTGTCAGCGTTGTGGCCCGTGCTGTTGGCGTTGTCGTAGGTGAGGGAGGCGGCAACCTCCCCCACCTCCTCAGCCAGGGCGTAGAAGCGGGTCTCGTCCGTGTGGCCGTCCGCATCCAGGGTCATGCCCGGGTGCTTGGCGGCGGCCCGCTCATACTCGGCGACGAACGCGGCCGCCGGATCCTCGACGCCGAGGTGGGTCAGTAGGTCCGTGGCGGATCTGGCGACATCGCGGAGCTCGCTCGCAACCTGCTCCTCGGTCCACGAGTACTGGTCGGTCGGAATGGCTCCCTCCTTCTGCCAGGCAATGGAGTAGACGCCAGTGCCGGCAAGGCCCGTCGCCTGCATCATGTCGGCGACGTGGACAATCGGGCCTAGCGTCGACAAGACGGGCTCGGTGACGGCCAGTTTGTACTGTTCAGCGATCGGGTGGGTCATAGTGTTTCCTTCCGGTAGGTGTGGGTGATGAGGGTGAGGGTGATGAGGAGGACGGTCATGCCGCCTCCCGCGGGGTGACCGGGATGACCTGGATCATCGCGACCTCGCCTCCACGGCGACGTACCCCAGGCCGAGGAGCGAGACCCCGCAGAGGTAGGAGAGCCCGAGGCCAGCTAGACCCTTCACCCACATAGCGACCGCGAGGGTGCGCACCAGCATGGCGAGGGCGATGAACGCGCCGAGCACGCACACTGCGACGAAGGCAAACAGGCAGAGCCACAGGAAGTCGCGTGCGCCCATCTCACTGCCCCCCGTCCTGGAAGAGGTCGGTGGGGTCGGGGTACTGCTGGGGCTGCTCGACGGCCGGGGTCAGGCGGCGACCGCCACCGTCCACGCCCAGGTCACGCATGAGCCCATCCACCGTGAACCCCTGAATCGGCAGGTGCTGCCCCTGGGCGGCCTTCACCTTCAAGGACCTCAAGCCCGTCAGGTAGGTCTCACCCGGGGCACGCATCTCCACGGTCCCCGTCACCTCGAACGGCAAGGACTTCTCGGCGCGCACCTTCCACGTCTTGTCCGTCGTCGGCCGGCCGTTCGCCATGACCGTCACCTGCTCCAGGCGGGCGGTCACGAGCACGGGGCCGGGGTGCGAGTTGAGTGCCGTCACGAGCTTGCGCCACTGCCGCTTCGCCGTGTTCCACTGGTCGATGGTCATGGAGGTCTTGCCGCGGCGGATGGTGACGGCTTCCTGCTCGCCGATGAGCATGTCCCAGACGTTGGTGATGGAATCGACGACGATGCAGTTCGGTTTCCCGCCTCGGGTGGGTTCGGCGCTGGCGTCGCGGACGGCCTGGAGGATGGATGCCATGGTGCCGTCGTGCTCGACGATCTCGTACCGTGCGCCCGGCAGGCTGCCGTACATGTCGGCGTCGCTCTCGCCGACCTCGATCCAGAACGTGCGGCCGATGAGGTCACTCGCGCTGAACGCCGCGGCGGCGTAGGACTTGCCGGACTTCTCAGCCCCGGCGAGGAGGAGGAACGGCCAGGAGACCTGCCCGGTCGGCTTGCGTGTTTTGAGGGCCATGGTCAGTCCTTGTCTGAGTCGAGGTAGTAGGCGGGGGCAGAGATTTGGTGAACTTCGGCGGGAATACCAGGCCAGCCCCCCGATTCGAGGCAGTCCCGGTACAGGCGCAGCGCCTTCTCCACCTTCACCTTCCCGAGGTCGTCGAAGCTCCAATCCATCTCGCAGACGCTCACGAGGTAGGGGGCCCGTTTGGAGACGACGACGTGGAGGAAGCGGGCGTCCTCGCTGGTGAGGTCACGCCAGATGCGCCGGTACCAGGCTCGCTGCACGTCGTAGCCGTAGCGGGCTGCCGCCCTCGTGAAGGAGTCGGGCTGGGCGTCGTCCGTGGTTTTCAGGTCCACCAGGACGTGCGCGCCGTCCCCGCCGGCGGGGGGCATGATCCAGTCCAGGCGGCCACGCATCCACACGCCGGTGCCGGCGTCCTCACTGAACACGCTCACCTCCGGGTCTCCGTCGGCGAAGATGCGACGGCACAGGGGGTGGCCGGTGACGGCGGCGGCGCAGTCGTGGATGGCGTCGTAGACGTCCGCCTTCAACGGGATCCCGCCCTCGTTGCGGACGGCCTCAGCCCACTCGTGGGCCGCCTTCGTCCCCGTTGAACCGGACGCGGAAAGCACGTCCTTCGGGTAGCACTCCAGGTGTGCGCCCACTCCGAGCACGAGTGAGTGGACGGCGCTCCCGAAGTCGAACTCGGGGCGGGGGGCCCGCGGACTGTTCCTGTAGTGGTGGAGGGACGCGGGGGCGTCCAGGATCATCTTGGCTTCGGTGGAGGACAGGGAGCGGTGGGGGGTGGGGTCGGAGTGGTACCACTGCTCGTCGAGGCCGTGATAGATGCCTGGCTTGTCGATGATGAGGCTCATAGCGGGTAGCTCCTTACTCGGCTGGGCATGGGGGCGGGCTCGATGCAGGGGCGTATACACATCTGACGCTGCCGCCGACTCCTTACGTGTA